AACAAAAAAGCTTCCTACAAAAGATCAGGTTGACGATCTTCTAGATATGGTAAGAGCTGATTCAAATACCTATTTGTTCATGCATCCAAAAGTTAAGAGTGCTCTTAATGCTTACAAAGATACGCCTCTGAAAATGGATGTCTTTGAGAAAAGATTTGATCGAAGAATCGATTTCTGGCACGATGTACCATTGTTTACCTCTTACAATTTCCTGGATGGTACTGAAGCAAATGTTTCATTCAGCTAATATTGAATAGTATTACAACTTGAAAATTTGAAAAGCTTTCTAAAAGGGAGCTTAATTAAAAAATAAAGTTTGGAGTAAAATCATGTCAGTAAATCAACTTAACTACAACGGCGAAGTAAAATTTGCAGATGACTACTTAGCTAAAGCACAAAGTATCCCCCAAAATACATCGATCGATGGAAATGGTGGCGTGTTCGAAAATCTTGGACAAGTTCAAGGATCTATCGAGGTTGTTGCAAAGGTTAATACTCAAATCGGCTTAGCTGATACAAAAGTTTTAACTGTAAAGCTTCAACATTCGGATGACAATTCTTCCTTTACAGATCTTGCTACACTTTATACAAAGACCGCAAGCGGTGCCACGACAATTCCGACTGGTACTGAGCTGGCTCGATATATCGTCCCTACAAATGCAAAAAGATATATCAAAGCAGTTCTTACAACTACAGACTCTGCTGGAACTGGTAAAGTGGATGTTTATACAGTTTATCTCGCAAGATAAAAATTAATCGGGGGGCTCGGATTCGATCCCCCGTTTTAATAATTAAGCGAGGTATTCATGTTAATCACGGTAGCGGAAATAAAGAAGCGGTTAAGCATTTCAATTGAAGACAAGTCAAGGGATAGTACTATTCAATCATTGATTAGTGAATTTGAAGACTTTATTAAATCTGAATGCAATAATGACTTCAAAGATGAAAATGGCAGTGTTAGCTATCCAAGATTATTTGGTTCACTCGCTGTCGAATATGTCGGTAAGAATCTTGAGACGAGAAGGTTAAAAGGTGTTCAATCTGAAAGTTTAGGTGATCATTCAATTTCATTTAGCTCCTCTAATTATTCAGAATCATTTCAGCAGACAATAAATAAGTATCGAAAGGTGAAATGGTGATAGAAGATTATTACAACCAGGCGTTGGAATTGCATCGTGTGACAAAAATGAACTTAGGCGGTGGAAGCTTTAAAGATCAATCTACAAAAGTGAATAATATAAAAGGAAGATTGAGACCACTGAGCGGAAATGAAAGATATATTGATCATCAAAAACAAAAAGAAGTGAATTATCGATTCTATTGCGGTTATGATCCGAACATTGATGAGAAAGATATTTTAATTGATCCAACGAATAATAATAGCTTTGAAATTTCATTTATCAAAAATCCGATGCAGATGAATCAGCATTTGGAAATAGATCTCATTTTGAGTTGAGGGGCTTAATGGAGAAAGCAAAACAAACAATAACTAACTATTGGCAGATAATTGTAGCTATCGCCCTGGTAATTTTTAATGTAGGCTATACGGTGAAAGCACTTGAGGACAAACCATCAAAGGAAGAAGTTAAGAAAGAAGTCAAGATGGCGATTGATGAACACAAAAATGAGACGAAGGATAATTATATCAACATTAATCAAGTACCAGGTCTTTCTGAACAACTAAGTGCCATTAACAAGCAATTAGAAGTTGTAAATAAAAAACTGGATAAGTTTGAAGATAGATTTATTTACGGAAGGAAATAAAATGGTTGAATTTTTCAAAAATTCGGCATTTAAAACAATTGCGATAGTTACATTCTTCGCAATCATTTTTATCTACATAACCTTTAACTGGCTTATCGAACTATCTTCTTTTTCGGTGGGTCTGGCCAAGGGAGTCCTTGGGATTTTCATGTTTTGGATATTCGATAAGTATGCAGTTAAAGAGATTGATACAATAACTGAATTGAAGGAGAGAAACATTGCTTACGCGATTTTCCTTTTGGGCATTGCTATTATTATTGCTGCTGCTATCCTCAGCAGTTAAAGGACAAAAACATTTAATTATTGCCGAATCCTTTGTTGGTGTAACAGAAGCTACCGGGAAGAATGATGGACCGGAAGTAGAGATGTTTCTGAAATCGGTTGGCAGAAGGAAAGGTGATAGTTGGTGCTCTGCTTTTGTAAGTTATTGTTTAACAGCCGCGGCTGTTAAAGAACCTAAAATTAGATCCGGATTAGCACGAGATTTCAAGAGAAGCAAATATGTAATTCCTTCAAGTGATGTACTGAGAGGAGTTAAAGCAATTCCACCCGGTTCGATCGTTGGATGGGAAAAAGGGAATACAATTTTTGGTCATATAGGATTTGTATTAACTGATTGGAAAAAACAACACGGAACGACTATCGAAGGGAATACTTCTTCCGGTATTCAAGGTTCACAAAGCGATGGTGATGGAGTGTATATCCGTTCGAGATCAATTCAGCCGGCAAATTTTTTTAGAATAATGTGGTTTGTCCTGGTTAAATGAAAATTCTTTATTACATATTGATTATTTTACTTTTAATCGGGTGCTCCTCATCAGAGACGATAATTAAAGATCGCAAGATTGAAGTTACCGTGCCGGCAATTAAAGATTCTATTCCAGCGGTTTATAAGGAATTTCCTAAATCTATTATTGATTCAGTAGATATAATTTTTAAAGCTCTTCCTGATTCTTCTCGAATTGAAGGTCAAAGAGAAATAAAGACTGACAAAGGGAAAGTGAAAGTGAATATTAAATATTATCCAAAGAAAAAATTTTTCGAACTCGATGTTGCTGAACACAAAGTTGATACAACAATTACAGACACTACAAAGATGGTTATTAGAAAAGAGACAACAACTGCGGAGAAGTTTGGTTACGGTACTCTCGGAATAATAATCTTTATCAGTTTGATTGTGATGGTATTTCTCGCTATTAAATTCAAGGTGTTCTAATGCCTGAGAATCAGTGGTTTGATGATATCGTAATTAATAATCTCAAGAAAAAGCTTGCAGCTCGAATGGTTATTGCGTGTGAGTTTACTACTGGGAAGATGAAATTAATTGCAGCTGGTCATGTCAGTTCAGAATTGAAAGCAGTAGACAAAGGACAATATCTGAATAGCTTTATTCAAGATGTCGTTGAAAAGGATAGTGAAATAATAGGTTTAGTTGCAAATACAGCACGGCATTCACCATTCATAGAGTTTGGAACTGGGCAATATGCTGAGAGTGGAAATGGAAGACAAACTCCCTGGTTCTGGAAAGATGAAAATGAAGTATGGCATTTTACGCGGGGAATGAAACCAAGACCTATAATGAGAACCGGGTTTGATGAATCACAGAACGGAATTAAACAGATCCTTGGGGTTGAGTGATGGATACCGATTTGAGAGAAGCGATATATGACTTTATAACTACAGAGGTTGAAGGATTACGACCATATTCTAATGAAGCTGATCTGGGTAATGTTTTTTATCGTGAAATTCCGGAAGGAGTTTCAGAATCAATTGTTTGTGTATTTCAGGAGTTGACAGATCGTCCGGATGTTCGGGATAATAAAAATGTCAGGATTGAAAGTAAGTATTTGGAGTTTACTTACTATGCTCCCAATAGAAGCGATCTTGAAGACATTATTAAAAAACATAGATCTGCATTTGATGATTGTGAAAGTTCATTGAGTGTTTCCGGTTATAAAGTTATCAGTGTCCGCTGGCAGGCAACCAGGGATAGTCTGTTTAATGAAAGAGACCGGGTAATAGTAGAATATAAAATTCGTTTACAAATAAAAGGAGAATAAAAATGCCTCAAATATTTGATCATGGAGAATTATTAATCGATTCCGCTTCCATAGGAATCTTTGATATTTCAATGGACATAGCCCACACCGAGCATGATGTAACCAATCTTAGTAGTGCTGCAGGTGAAAGTGAATTTATTGGTGGTAAAAGAGTTGTTAGTTTTTCTTTTTCACTTTATAAAGAAGCGAACACTGATGATTTAGTTCTAAACACAGCTAAAACTGCTACATTCAAAGTTAAAGGACCGACCGGCGCATATAATAGCTATGCAGGAAATTTAATTCTTTTCTCAAAAAATTATGCCGGTAAAATTGATGCCGTTGATGTGATGAAGTATTCTGGTAAAATCACAGGGGCATTTACTGAAGCAAAAGGAGCCGGTGGAGTTTAATGCGATTATCTGAAAAGATAAAACTACTCGGAGAGAATCTATTACTTTCCGAAAGGGATGCTTTCGATGTGTCTGTTTTAGAAACCTCATTAAAGAGAATAGATGGCAATCAATTCACAGCTTCATTGTGTGCTGTTATTTACGACTCGATTAAGCACACTTGGTTAAACAAAAAAAATCCATTCTTAAAATGGAGATATAGAAGAAAGTTTGCCTTAAAAAAACTGATCCGAAAATTAACCGAGTGTGAAATATTCTCTTTGGCTAAAAAGATATATGAATTGGAAAAACTAAATGATACTGAACAATATCATTATTTGAGATATCGACTTGGAGAAATCACATTCTCGGATTATTTCTCAATTCTTAAAGAAAAAAAAAAGTATATAGAGGAATTAGCCGAACTCGAGCAAATGCTCTGATCAGATATTTCAATAATATAAAATTTGGTGATGAAGAAGTTAGACCGCTAAGTGAATACCGGGAATTAGTTGAAGAATCCATTGAAATTGCAAAACTATTAAGAGGCTCTGAATACAACATTGAAAATAGTGAAGATCAATTATCTGTTCATAGGAAGCGAATTGCCTATTTCCGCAAAAAGGGACTGTTAAAAAATGGCTGATAATGCAGCTGAAAAACTTGGTGAAATATATGTACTGATTAAAACTAAGACTGATCAGTTAGAAAAAGAAGTGAAAGATCTCCGGTCAAAGATGGACGGACAGGCTGAGAGTATGGGGAAGTCTTTTTCTCAAAAATTTACCAAATTTTTAGCACTAGCCGGAGCCGCAACAGTCGTTACGAATTTCTTTAAGAAAACAATCTCTGCAGCCATGGAAGCTGAAAAAGCTGAAGCATCATTAAGACAACAATTGGGATATACTTCTCAAGCATTATTAGATCAGGCAAAAGCACTTCAAAAATTAACAGTGTATGAAGACGATTCAATTATTAGTGCACAGGCACGTATAGCTGCATTTACTAAGGATGAAGAACAAATTAAGAAATTGACCGAAGCGACTCTCGATCTTGCATCTGCAAAAGGAATGGATCTGAATAATGCAGCGGATTTATTAGCAAAGAGTTTTGGTTCTTCTACAAATGCCTTGGCTCGCTATGGAATTGAAGCAGAAAGCGCAGCGGGTTCAACAAATAGACTAAAGCAGATTACAGAGGGAGTTGCAAATCTTTATGGTGGTATGGCTCAAGCCCAAGCCAAGACTTTTTCTGGAAGATTAGAACAGATGAAAAATCGTGTAAAAGATATTGAGGAAGGTATAGGAAAAGCACTCTTGCCGACTCTTGAAAAGTTAGTTGAGGCTTTGGGGGGAGTCGTCGAAGAAGGCGAAAAAGCCGATGGATTTTTCAAAGGTGTTGCTGTCGCAGGAAGAATAGTTGGTTCTGTTTTTATTGTTGTAAAAACAGTTTTAATGCATATCGGGACGCTTTTAGGTACAATTGGAGCTTCGATGGTCGCGGTATTTTCCGGGAACTTTGCTTTAGTACCTGGGATAGTTAGTGAAGGATTTAAGAAGATCACTACAAATGCAGAAAGTTTGTTTAGTGACATTGGTAAGATATGGGAAGGTGTAACTGATAAGATAACCTACGAAGAAGAAAGAAAAAATAATCGGTTGAATCAATTAAATAATGATTTAGCTTCCGAACTGTCTACCACTTACAAGTCCTATTACGATATAATTGAAAAGTATTATGAAGATGTAAAGTTCCTTGATGAAAATTACTTTGCCTGGAAGTCGGAACAGTTGATTAGACAGGGTAGAGAAATGCAAGCCGCTGGTTTGGGTGAAGTTGAAACTCAGCAATGGGTAAATATTCAATTGCAAAGATTAATGGAGGAAAGAGAAAAGTTTTTTGAAGATGGATTCTTGCCGACAATATCGAGTGACTATGGGAAAGAGATACTGGATTGGGTTGAGCAAATTGAGGAAGCTTTTCTTGATGGTGAATTAAAAAGAGTTGAACTGCAGCAACGACTTCGCGAAGATATGATTAACACCGCATCACAGTTTGGGAATGAACTCGAAAGAGCATTTGGACGAGCCGGTGATAAATTCATTAACTATATGAATCAAGCATTACAAGCTGCACTTAGAATTATGGATATTCTTGATAAAGTGGATAGTGGAGAGAAATCAACTGAGAGCGGAATACTGGGTATTGTTACAAGTGTAATAGGTTTATTCGGATTGCACAAGGGAGGATCTGTAACAAATGTTGGAGGAAATCTTTCTTACGCTCCATTGCCAAAAGCAGCCCGGGGTGGTTCATTTGTAGTCCCACCTGGTTTCCCAAATGATAGTGCATTGGTCAGGGTAGAATCCGGAGAGACATTACACGTAACACCGGCAAAGCAAACTCACAATTACAATGCCGACTTATCTGCATTAATTCCCTTGCTTAACAATCAATATCGTGAGATGAAAAAACTTAACAAGAATCTTGTTAATAAAAGATTTGAAGCAATGGTCTTTAATCCAATTTCTCCAACAGGTTTAGTGCAAGATATCACCGCACCCGCAGAGCAAAGACTAAGAAGGGAAGGAGTAAAAATTGGCTAATACTTTCAAATTAGAAATATTTTACGATACTGGATATGGAGATAGCGGTTGGATTGATGCTTCAAGTTTTATTGCCAATCAATTGAAAGTTCCTATTACAAGTAGGAATAATGATGGATCACCGAATGCTTTAGGATTAGATATTGCCGTTCTAAATACATTTAATAATACGGCATTGGTTTTTGCAAAAAAAATTAAATTCTATGTTAATAATGTTTCAAGATTCTTAGGGACTATAAAAAACAGTTATCTTAGTGTCGATGCCCGCGCATGGGTATATGAAGTAAGTAATGCATTAATTGATTTAGATAATTTCACGGTAAGCTATGCTGCTTTGAATTCGGCTTTGATGAATACTTCCGATCCATACAAAAAGAAAAACCCTGATAACGAAGGATACTCTAATGTTTCTGTCCCCTGGCTGTTGGAAACATTGCTGAGTGTTGCTGGTCTGCCAGTTGATGCTTCCGATCTTTATACTACAAATGACAACAATCATGTTGAAAACTATTTAGGGTATTCTTACTATTTAAGAGATTACAGAGTCTGTGAAGCAATGATTTATGCTCTTAACCAAGATTATGCGATGGATCATGTAAAAATAGCTGCAGACGATATCCCAGGATATTCATGCAAAGCAAAACAAATTAAGTTTTTTAAACTATTCAATTTTATTGCCGGTGTGTTTTTAATTTCAGTACGATTCGAAAATGATGTTTATATTCTCACGAGACGACCATTTTCTCACTCATCAACAAGTGAAATGTACTTTATTAGTGGATCGAATCAATATAAGTATGAACTAAAAACAAATGAAGCCAGGTCTTCAGATTATCAATTCGCACTGAAGAGAAATGCAAGACAATATTATTATCAACAGACTCCATATTCTTTAGCGGAATTTTCAGTAGTAAAAGGATCCGGTGAAACTGTGGAGTGGATTAATAATCTTGTTTTCTTCTACCAGGATAAAACCGGAAGTACCGGAAATATTCTTCCAAGCGATGCAATTGGTGGCCATTATGTGAGAGTTACAAATCTTAATACCTGGTCAAGATTGATTGAAGCAATAAAGAATAAAGAAAGGATTGAAAACGTTGAGGGACCCATACAGAATGCCTTTTATAATGTAACTGAACATTTGATTGATCCAAGAACCGAACGGTCTATCATTCGTCAAGGAGTGTTTTTATGATCCTTGGTAACCAAGCTCCTAAAATGGTAAATGGAGCTACTACAATTTTACTTGACTATGCTAATCTGGATACTATGTTCAGCCAGGGTGATGTGATTGAGAATGTCTCTCCTATTGATGGAACTAGAACGTACATAATAAAAGGAGATTATTCAGAATTCAAAGTACCTATTAATCTTTTCCAATATGGAAGTTTGGCTAACAGGAAAAGCAAATTTTTAGAGATCTATAATCAGCGGAAGAATTTAGTCGACTTTTATCCTCACCGGGATGGTTATCCAATCATGAATGAAGCGGGAAGTATTGTAAAATTTGCAATAGTTGACATCAATCTGAGCTACGAGGATGATGATATCAATCTGGAAGTCTTAACAGTTCATCTTAAATCAACTGGTTATACAGACATCAGTAAAGGATTAGTATGATTTTGGGTCTTGAAAATCCGAAGATAAAAATTGGAGTAAATGATATAGAATTGAACGATGCTATAATGCACCCGGATTTTATTTCACCGATTATCTTTGAAAATACATCTCCAATAAACGGCGAAAGAAAATTTATTTATTTAGGCGATCATGCTTCGTTCAGATTGGAAATAGATATGGTGGATTATGCAACTCCCGGGGATCTGTTCAACTTAGGAGGGCAGTTAGGTGTTTTCTATCCACATAAAGATAACGATGCTGTTAAAGATCTCTTTGGAAATGATGTTCTCTTTATGATTATGCCGGTACAGTTTTTTTATAAAAATAATGATATACGATTTGACACCTGCTTCTTAACATTATTATCTGTGGGATTTGTTGATTACAAAGGTCATTGGAATATACTCGGTTATGGATATCAATTTGCTTACAACTTTGGATTTGGAGTTTAGAGATGTCTTGGGATGCACCGATCGGATATAGCACACATTTTAATTTCCCCAAATATGCTCTTGGAGCTAATCCGGGCGCTGATGCTCTAAATGAAAATCTGATTGAGGCGATCGATACAGCCATACATAATGCAACTCAACAATCACTTAGTGAACAGGTTGCCAAATTTGGTATTGGTGGTGCGCCAGATTCTGTATTCAAATTAAAAGTCTATGGCGATTCATGGTTGACCGGCAACGAGAAAATTGACGGCCATTCAGCTATTGGCGGAGATATTGATACTAATTTTAAACAAAAAATTTATGGAAATATTAAGGTAACCGGCAACATAACTGTTGATGGGGATATCTACATCGGCGGAGTAATAAACCAGGTCAACGTCGTTGATCTTGATATAGCCGATCATGCAATACGGCTGAACAAAGGTGGTGACAATACAACAGCTCTTGACGGCGGTATTGAAATGTTGGGTGCGGGTGATTTGCTTTTAGGATCAATAAAGTACACCGGATCAAATTGGTTATCGGATCTTAACTTCAATATTGCTTCAGGAAAAGTTTATAAAATAAATGATGTGGATGTACTTTCTTCTACAACTCTTGGAAATACTGTAGTAAATTCATCGCTTACAAAAGTTGGAACGATTACACAGGGAATTTGGAACGCAACAGCGATTAATGGTCAATATCTGAATTATAATACTACCAACCTGAAAGTAACTTCGAATCAGATAAATACTATTCAGGATATTGCGATTACTTCATCACCCACATTTAATAATATCACATTTAGTGGAAAGATAGATCAGCAAGGTTCCGCAAATAGTGAGTTCGGATCAGCTTCAATTTTACCCAAGCAATCGTATTTCGGTAATCTTGGTAATCTTAATAAAAAATGGCTTTCGCTTCATGCCTCAGAATTATGGGTTGAAACACTTGTTGCTCAAAATACAATTGCAACAATAGGTGGAAGGATACTTGTTGGACCTACATCAACTTTAGTCTCTGATCTTTCTTCCGGTTCTACAACGATAAATGTGAAGCACAATCAAATGGTCAATGGTGATATTGTTTATTTAGAAGCTGATGGTAAGGTTGAGTTTATTAGAATAAATTCTTCTGCATCAGGAAGTCCGGGGAATTATTCATATTCAGTAATTAGAGATCTTGATGGAAGCGGTGCAAATGATTGGTTTGCCGGTGATGCTATTTTCAACACAGGTCAAACAGGAAGTGGGTTTATTGATCTTTATTCTTTCAGAGGAATAAAAAATTCACAGCAAGTTGGGCCGGCAATTGTGGGTAACATTCGTAATTCGACAACATTTAATGATTGGTCAGAACATTGGGCGATAGGAAATTTGAATGGTTTATATGGTTATAATAGTAATACTTATGGTTCGGCATTCGGCAAATATGCAAGCGGACAACCAAATATCACAATTGATTCAACGAATGGAATCAGGTTTAGAAATTATACAACACAGTTGGCACAATGGGATGTAAGTGGGAATATTTTAATTGGTGAAGTTGGCACGAACAAAAGCAATGTTTATTTAACAGCAGGTGCTGTGAAGTTAAGAAATAACACTACTGATTTAATTACATTAAATGCTGATGGCACAGCAACGTTTGAAGGGAATATTACTTCGAATGCGATTATTACTGGAGGAACATATCAAACAGCTGCCTCTGGTAAAAGAATAATCATTAATGGATCAGATCATTCTATATTATTTTATGACCCGAATGGTACATTACGAACAACATTAACTGCAACATCAACGTATCTATACGCTGATTCATTTTTTGATTGCACGGGGCTAAGAACCAGCGGAACGGTTGAAGCCCGCAATAGTTTCATGAATGCTGCTGGTGGATACAAAGTCGGAAATTTATTTAACATAAATTCATCGGGACAAATTACTCTTGTAAATAATCAAGTCGCTTCAAGTGGATTATTTCTTAGAGGAGATGGAACAAGTTTTATCCCATCCTTAATTCAATCTTCTGATATTACAACTGCTTTGGGATACACCCCTGTACCAAACACAAGGACGATAAATGGATATGCCCTATCGAGCAACGTTACACTAACAAAGTCGGACATTGGTTTAGGCAATGTTGAAAATACTGCTCTTTCTACCTGGAGTGGCTCAACAAATATTGTAACAGTTGGAAAAATTGCCGATGTATTCAAGCTTGGCAAGGGTTTGCAGTTTGATAATGAACAATATATTACTGTAACACCAACTGATAACAGCAACGGATATATAACAATGACCGGGGGAAAGAATTTGTTAAGATTATATCCTTCTGGAAGTGGATACAGTGTTGGTATTTATGGTATGACAGACAAAGCGATTATCATGGTAATTAATGTCCACACATCCTTATCAATAACTGTTGAAGGTAAATTATTAGCGCCAAAACAGTCAGTTTTAATGATGTATGATGCAGATTATACAACAGTTAGAATTGTTGGTTAATAAAAATATATAGGAGAATTATGAAGCTGCAATTAAATAACGATGAGAAAAAAGATTTAGAATTAATTCAAGAAAAAAGAAAAAATCTTTTTTTACAAGATCAATTCTTAACAGCCAGATGGAATACAATAATAGAGGAATTTTGTAAGAGAAATTCCCAGGATGTTTCTAAAGCTAAAAATGTCAATTTAGAAACAGGCGTGGTTGAGTTCGAAGAGCAACAGCAAAAGAAGAAAAAGTGAGGTAACTATGGTTTTGAATTTTGATCAATCGGTACCAGTTCATTTAATACTTAGACAAGGGGATCATTATGATAAAACTTTTTTAGTGAAGAAAAACGGAATTAATTACGATTGGGCGAATGTTACAGATATAATTTTGGAAATAAAAAAATCAAAATCCTCTGATGATAAAATCATTGAGATAAAGAAGTCAACTGGAGAAATCGAGATCGGTGCCGGTCAAATGACTTTCCATCTTTCCCCGGTCATTACTGATATAGAACCAGGAGATTATAGTAGTCTTGAGTTGCTAATTCTTTTTGATTCATCCAAGCCAAAATTATGGTTTGATGGAACCTGCACAATAAAACCAAGGAGCATAAAAGTTGCCTGAAAATTATGAATTCACAATTGATTTAACTGCTGTTGAAGAATCTATCCAGCTCGAAGTACCAGGCGAAGACCCAATCACAATTGAGGTTATTGCTGGTGAAGTTGCGATAGATTCTGATAAATTCATTGCAAAATCAATTATCAATGCAAAGGGTGATTTAATTGTTGGGAATGAAAATGCAGAACCGATGCGAATGCCTATTGGTGAACCGGATTACTTTGCAATTGTTGACCCTTCTCAAGACAGGGGGTTCAAATATACAAACGAAATTGACGGTGGAACATTTTAATAATTTATAAAGGAGAATAAAAATGCCACAAATAATCAAATTAAAGAGAGGATTGAAATCCAACCTTCCGACCTCAGGTATGAATGCGGGTGAACCGTTATTCTCGACTGATAGAGGAACGCTCCACGTTGCAACGGATGCAACGACTAAAAAACCAGTTGTCCCCGCTATTGATGATTTGACTTCTATTCCCTCAATCAGTGGTGCGGAAGATTTACTTATAATTCACGATGCCTCTGAGAGTTCTGGTCAGAAGGAAAAGAAAATGACGTTCAACGACTTCAAAAGTGCTTTGAACATCCCCGCAAGTGATACGGATGAAAAGGTTGCTGTTGTGAGTGGTGGAACAGCGGGCTACATTTGGGGAACGAATGGGACAGACGGAATTTTAAGGATGGGGTCCTCTATGTCTTGGACTAAGGATTCTGGAAATGCTTTTGTAACTTTAGACGTGGCAACGATAGACGGCGGCACTTTCTAATTTTTTCAGGCGGAAAGCATTAAGAACTTTCCGCTTCATTAAAAATAAATTCGGGTTAATATGGCACGCGATAAGACAATTAAATTTTTAAGGACTACACGCTCAAATCTTGATACACAAAAGAACGCAAGTAATCTTATAATTGGCGAACCCTATCTAATTACAGACGAAAGTCGGTTGGCAATAGGGACAGCGAATAATGGTTACGCTGAATTCCCAACAAAAAATGAAGTTAAAGAAATATTGACGGCTTACAGGACATCGAATTTCACTCTAAGCTCAACTTCACTTATAGATATTACGGGTATGAGCGTTACATTGAAAGCTAACAAGTCTTACCATATTTCTTGCGAAGTGGGTATGTTAGGGGGTTCAACTAATGCTTGCGAATTAGATTTAATATTGACAACTGCTTCCGGAGTTTATTCGATGTCGGCTTCGTGGAGTTCCGAGCAAATAATAAATCAAGTTGATGACTCTTTTAGTACATCGGTAGGGTCGGCTTCGACAATTGCAGGGCTTATGTACAATAGCTATTCATCTTTATCTTTGGGCTTAATAAAAGGCGTCGTTGTTATAGGCGGTTCGGACACGACTCTAAAATTGCAAGGTAAAAAGACAGCCGGTGTGTCAGTAACTTTGAGAAATTGTGTTCTAATTGCAAGGGAGTTATAATATGAAAATAAAAAAAATGATTAATAACGGAGTTCACGGCTTCCAAATCTTTGATGAAAATGGAAATGAATATTTCGTAACAGAGCCGACAGAAGAGATTGCAATCGAAAAGTATAACGAAATAAAGTTTTTGGAAGCAAATCCACCAAAACCGAGCTATCAGGAATTAAGGAGAAACGAATATCCGGCTCTAAACGAATTAATAGTTGCTCTTTGGGAAAAGGTAATCGAAAACAGACCGGAGTTAGCAAACGAATTACAATCTAAAAGAGAAGAAATTAAGGAGAAATATCCGAAGAATTAAACTCGTTTTTTCTTGAGATACAAAAATTTACTTTCGTAAAATATTAGTTCTAATTGAAATATAAAGAGCCCGCTAAAAGCGGGCTTACGCATTATGGTTTTTTCTTCCATTGTTCAAGGTTAGTATATTCATTTACTACCTTGATTAATTGGGACTTCAAACCATTGGTCTTAATCTTTTGGATTATAGACCTGAAAAATGCAAGCATAATTACCTCCATTTCAGTTATCGGTTTAAAATCTCCTTGCATCAAAGCTATCAATTTGATAACTTGCAATTGCTTCATCGCTCAACTTACAAGGGGTTTTAATTACATGCGAAGTTGAGATCGCAAGTTTGGGTCTAAGTTCACGGCTTAGACCTTTTTTATTGTTTCTTATAAATATAAAATCTGAATCAATTAATTCATTTTTCCGAAACTTCAAATCATTTTTTCTTTTTACGATCTGGTCTTTGGGTTAATACGGAGCCGGCGACACTTTTCGCCGCTTTAGAATACCTTCCATCACGAAGGATTTTTGAAGCTATTCGAGCTACTCTTTTGGAGCTTTTTTCATTTTTTGACATAGTTATCCTCTGATTTTAGATTAATGATTGATTTCTAAAATAGTATAAACCAAAATTCTCTTTAAGTAATACACCTTCCCAAGAATTCGTCTTAAAAAAAATAAGGAACTGAGGATTTTTCTTGACAGTTGAAATTAGAGGGATTAAATTGTGGTTGTCGATACACAATAGAACTCCCTGAATTTCGGAGTCTTGCAAGTCTCATTAATTGGTTACCAGCCACATTATTGGGACTTTTTGCATTACATCCTCTTAGATTCTAAAGTATTATTGCTAATTACA